ACACTAAAGTTTTAACAAATTTAGTTAGTGATGCTAAAACAAGGGATAGTAATAATACAATTTTACAGAAACAATTTCCTGGTGGAGTTTTATCTTTAGTAGGTGCAAATAGTGCTAGAGGATTTAGAAGAGTAAGTAGAAGAATAGTCTTGTTCGATGAAACGGATGGCTATCCTGCATCGGCTGGTACTGAAGGTGATCCTGTAGAACTTGCTGTTAAACGTGCCACTACATTTCCAAAAAGAAAGATTTTATTAACAAGTACACCAACTATTAAAGATTTTTCAAGAATAGAAGCTGAATATTTAAAATCCGATCAAAGGGTTTATAAAGTACCCTGTCCACTTTGTAATTTTTATCAACAGTTAGAATGGAAACAGCTTAAGTTTGATAAAGAAAATTTAAAAGAAACTAAATACCAGTGTATTTCTTGTAAAGGGTTGTTTGATGAAAGACATAAAACAAAGATGCTAAGAAAAGGTAAATGGAAACCACAATCAGAAGGCGATGGAATAACAAAAGGGTATAGGCTTAACGGAATGTATTCACCCTTGGGATGGCTTTCATGGGAACAAATGGCGAGAGAATTTTTAGCAGCTAAGAAAGATGCACCATTATTAAAAACATTTGTAAATACTCGATTATCCGAAACATGGAGTGATGATTTTGAAAGTGCATTAACTGCTGAAGGTTTACTAAAAAGGTGTGAAGAATATACAGAAGGATCATGTCCTGATGGTGTCTTATTTGTTACTCAAGGTGTTGACTGTCAGAAAGATAGATTAGAAGTTAGTACATGGGGATGGGGTGCGAATGAGGAATCATGGCTTATTGAACATTTTGTAATAAATGGTGATCCTCATCAATCGCAGGTATGGAAAGATTTAGATTATTTCATTAACAGAGATTATGAGCATGAAAATGGTAAAACAATAAAACCTGTCATTACTGCTATAGATAGTGGTGGTATTCATACGAGTGAAGTTTATCAATATGCAAGAGAAAGACAAGCATTAGGAGTTATAGCTATTAAAGGTCAATCAATAAGAAACAAGCCACCTATAGGAAAACCTACAAGAGTAGATATTAATATAAAAGGTAAAAGTTTGAAAAAAGGATCTTTACTTTATCCTGTTGGCGTAGATACTGTTAAAAATACTTTGATAGGTAGATTAAAAAGTAATGCAGAAGATAGCAATGCATATATACATTTTCATGCAACAACAGGAGAAGAATATTTCAAACAAATAACGAGCGAGCGACAGCAACTAAAAACAAATAGGGCAGGGTTTCAGGTGACAATGTGGGTTAAGAAACCAAATCAAAGAAATGAAGCTTTAGATTGTTGGGTTTACAGTTATGCAGCTATGGTTTTATATATAAGTAAATATCCAAGAAATAAGGTATGGAAATTATTAGAAAATAAATTAAATGAACTTAATAATGAAGTGAAGCATAAAAGAGCTACAATAAAAAGAACACCTACTAATGACTTTGTTAACAACTGGTAAACATTATGTGGAAATCTGACTTACCTAGTGAAATTGTGGCAGGTACTACTATTGAATGGGTAGATGAAGCAACGATTGCTGGCATAAATGAAACTATAAGTAGTCCTGATTGGACATTAGAATATTTTTTAAGAACTAATACAGCTAGTGAAGGTCATATAGCTACAGGTACACAATATCAAAACAGTACAGGTTGGCAATTTACGATTAGTGCAACAGATAGTGCAGGGTTTGATGCTGGTAACTGGTTTTGGTCAGCAAGAGCATTTAAAAGCGGAAAGGTATTTGAAATTGGTAGTGGTCAGTTAGTAGTAAAACAATCACTACAATATACTGGTACACCTGCTGCTATAGATAACAGAACACAAAATGAAATAGATTTAGATGCTGTTACCGCTGCAATTAGAGCTATAATATCTGATAAGGCCGCAGAATATTCTATAGGTAATAGAAGATTTAAACGTATAGATTTACCAGTACTTAGAGAAAGAGAAGCAGAATTAAAAGCTAGAGTATTAAGCGAAAAGAGGTATAGTTTAAAGAGTCAGGGTTTAGGCGACCCTAAAACACTTTATGTACGCTTTTAAGGAGGTTAAATGGGCTTAAGAAACGCTTGGAAGGGCTTATTTACATCTAATACCGACTTAAATAGCCGTAGAAATAGGTTAAAAAGGATGTATTCAGGTGCTAGATACGACAGAACTAACCTATCTTGGGTTACACCTTTATCATCACCTGATCAAAGTTATAAAAATTCTATAGATACATTACGCAAAAGAGTACATGATTTAGTTAGAAATAATAACTACGCTGCACAGGCCATTAGATATGCTACTAATCAAATTGTAGGTCAAGGTGTAACAATGCAGGCACAAATAAAAAGTCAGCGTGGCGGTACACCTAATACAAGACTAAATGAAAGTATTGAGGGAGAGTGGAGTAAATGGGGTAGAAAAGATAGTTGTGATATTCGTGGTGTTCTTTGTTTTTCTGAACTAGAAAGACTTGCTGTAAGGTCAATGATAGAAAGCGGTGAATGTTTTATTATTATTCATAGAAAAGCATATGGAAGAAGTAAAATTCCTTTTTCACTAGAAGTATTAGAAGCTGAACAATTAGATGATGATTATAAAGGTACAAAAAAGAACAATAAGAATGTATGGAGGTTAGGTATTGAACTTAGTCCAGAAGGTAGGGCTGTAAGTTATGCATTTTTAAAGAAACATCCTGGCGATACAAACTTTGCAACAATACCAGAAGAAAGAAGGCATATTATTGTACCTGCTAAAGACGTAATACATTTGTTCATGCCACTAAGACCAGGGCAACACAGGGGCGTTCCATTTTTAGCAAGTGCTATAAATCATCTACATCAATTAGACGGATATATTGAAGCTACTGTTGTTGGTCAACGTGCAAGCTCTGCATTGATGGGATTTATTACAAGTCCAGAAGGTGAACTAGATGCAGGTGGTGAGGTATTTGATTATGAACGTGTAAGTGGCTTTGAGCCTGGTGCTTTTAAATATTTAGCACCTGGGGAATCTATATCTGTACCTGATTTAGATAAAGCTAATGGTGAATTTGAACCATTTGTAAGGGCTATGCTTAGAAGTATGGCAAGTGGTTTAGGTTGTAGTTTTGAGGCGATATCATCTGACTACAGTCAATCTAATTACAGCAGTAGCAGGTTAGCAATGTTACAGGATAGAGATCACTGGCGCACTATACAGAAGATGTTAAAAGAAACTTTTTACCAGCCTATTTATGAATATTGGTTAGAAATGGCTGTTTTAAGTGGCACTCTTACATTACCTACATATTCAACAACACCTGATGTATACGAGAAAGTTAGATGGGTTTGTAGAGGATATAGTTATGTAGACCCGCAAAAAGAGGTAGCGGCTGCTAAAGATGCGGTACGGTGTGGATTCAAAACATTAACAGATGTAGTATCTGAAAGTGGTGGAGACATTGAAGAGTTGTTAATAGCAAGACAAACAGAACTAGCAAAACTAGATGAATTAAATATTATTACTGATACAGACCCATCTGCTACAAATAAGAGTGGTGGCAGTCAGTTTAAACCAATTAATACTGTTGATCCTTTTGGTGATACAGATCCACCATCAGGACAAGATGCAGAAAACGTAGCGGACGGATCAGATGGCAGTTATTAACGGCACAGAAATAGACCTTATGCCTACAGCAGGTATGAGGGAAGAAGCACAAAGATATAGAGATTGGAAATCAGAAGGAGAAGGTGGTGGTACAGAAGTTGCTGCTAGAAGGGCAACACAAATATTAAGCGGTAATGAATTATCACCTGATGTTGTAATTGCTATGTCAGCTTGGTTTGCAAGACATGAAGTAGACAAACAGGGAGAAGGATTTACACCTAATGAAGATGGATACCCAAGTAACGGCAGGGTAGCGTGGGCTGCATGGGGTGGTGATGCAGGTAAAAGTTTTTCTGATGCAAAATCAGCTAGAATAAAAGAATTAAGAAACAATGATGCTATGCCTAAAACAAAACGTACAGTAAAACGTGCAGAACCAGATGAACTATCTGTAGGTGATTCAGTTAGATGGAACGCTAGCGGTGGTACTGCAAGAGGTGTTATAGATTCTATTGAACGTGATGGAACTATTAATGTACCTGATTCTGATTTTGAAATTACAGGAACTGAAGATGACCCTGCTGCATTAATTACTGTATATAGAGAAAATGATGGAGAGTATGAAGCAACAGATGTAAAGGTAGGTCATAAGTTCAGCACACTTACTAAGATCAATTCATTAAGAAGTGTTACAACTGTCTTAAAACGTAGTGGTGAAACATCTTTTTCAGAGAAAGACGAAAACACATATGAGTTTAGTTTTAGTTCTGAGTACCCTGTAGAAAGATCCTTTGGAACGGAAATATTAAGCCACGAGACAGGTTCTATAGATTTTGGTAGGTTAAACGGCGGCGTTGCACCAGTGTTATGGAATCATGATATGGATCAGGTTATAGGAATTGTAAGAAATGCATATCTTGATAAAGAAAAGAAAAAAGGTCGTGCAGTTGTTGAATTAAGCAGAAATTCTAAGGCACAAGAAGTAAAAAGAGATATAGATGACGGCATTTTAAGTGCAATTAGCGTTGGCTATCGCATTTTAGAGATGGAAGAACGTGAAATAAACGGATCTAACGCTTTCCTGGCTACTCGCTGGGAGCCACACGAAGTATCGGTTGTGGCAAGTCCTGCCGCACCAGATGTAGGCGTTTCAAGAGGATTAATTGATGAAAGCACTATGCCTAGTGTTAAAAAACAAGATATGATAGACAGTAAGCGTGTATACGCAGCGTCTACTGACGCACAACAGCCCAATTCTAAAAAACAATCAACTATGGAAAAAGAGCAACTTGATCTAGAAGTTGTGCGTAGTGAAGCTACTAAAAAAGCAGCTTCCGCAGAGCGTACAAGAATTAGAGAGATCAACGCAATGTGTTCTAAGCGTGGTTTTAATGACCTAGCAGAACAGTTAATTAACAATGGTTCATCTGTAGATTCATGCAGAGCAGCTATCTTAGAAAGAATAGATGCAAAGCCTGTTGAAACAGCAAAGCCTATTGAAGAGCAGCTTTCACCAAAAGAAAGAGAGCAGTATGCAAGAGACTACAAAATTACATCTGGTTTGAAAGGTTTACTTACAGGAGATTGGTCTAATTCTGGAAGTGGTTTTGCTAGAGAGATTTCACAACAGATTGCTAAAGATTCTCAAAGATCAAATAGCGGTAGGTCATTATTTGTACCTTTCGGAGCATTAGCAAAAAGAGCTACTTATGTAACATCAGGTGCTACTACTGGCGGTAACATAGTTGCTACTGATTTAATGGCTGATGACTTCATTGAAGCACTTAGAAACAGCACAGTTATGGTTGGTCTAGGTGTTCAAACATTATCAGGTTTAATTGGTGATGTTGCGATTCCGAGGAGAAGCGGGGTTTCCAGTACGGGCTACTTATCGAGTGAAACAGGTGCATTATCACAAGCTGAATCAACATTTGACCAGGTCACAATGACACCTAAAACACTTGGTACATTGTCTAAGTATTCTAGAAATATGCTTATACAAGCTACACCAGGTATTGAAGAGCTAGTAAGATCAGACCTTCAAAATGGTATCAATGTTGGTATTGACTTAGGTATCCTTAATGGTACTGGTTCATCTGGTCAGCCCACAGGTATTATGCAGACTTCGGGAATTGGTTCTGTTGCTATGGGTACTAATGGTGGAGCAATCACAGTAGAAGCATTAGTAGATCTAGAAACTGCAATTATGGAAGATAATGCAGGTGTTAACGCTGATTCTATTTCTTATG